CTCGGAATGGACGATCTGTCTCCCGAGAAGTATGAGAAGTACAATCGGTTGCTCAATCGCCAAGGGGAGTTGCAACTTGCGGGTCATCTTGGCAAAAGCGTCAGATATTAAGGGAAACAGAACATGGAAATTCACACCCGCGCCATTGTAAAGGCCCGTAGGTCTACTAACTATCCCATTTGGGAAGTGGCGGAAGACTTCGGAATTACCTATACACCTGACCGCGACAAGGCCATGGAACACCCCTTGGTCAAGAAACGGGTAGAAGAATTGAAGAAACGGTTCGCCGTCGTCGTGGTGGACTTCCGAGACGCCTGAGGAGACAGACATGCCTGACTTTACACTGAACTATCAGGGCACGATTTCGCTGTTACTTCCTATCAGCGACGCCGCTAAGGAATGGGTAGAGGAACACCTACCCGAGGATCGGCAATACTTCGGCAAGGCCGTGGTAATCGAACATCGCTACGTTGATGATATCGTCAACGGCATCATCAACGACGGTTTGGAAGTGGGGGGAGCATGATCATTAGAGCCAAGACGTTCCGCAAGTGGTTTGATGCCAATTTGAAGGAATCAGCATCGGATATCGCCAACCATGGCGCAAACTGTGGTTGGCCTGGAATCACCTACTACACGGACACTGTGAAACTTTATAACAAGTTCACGGAAGAACTTTGGGACTTGATCGAGGAAGACCGCGAATCGTTCGGCTCGAAAAATATCCTGTCGTTCATCGCGTCTTGGAACGGTGCCGATAACGTCGGCTCCGATGACCAATTCAAGAATCTCGTGGTTTGGTATGCCTGCGAAAAGCTGGCCCGTGAGTATGAGGATCAAAAGGAGTCACAATAATGGAAACTAAGGTGTTTGAAGTTCGCGATAGGGCCACCTTCATTCCCGTGATCGCCATCAAAGTCAAGGCTGACAACCTTAACCAACAATGGCTCTTACGGAAGGCGGGCTATGATCCATCGATCACGCCAATCCTGTTGGTGGACCCTCGCGGGCATGGTCGCGCTGAGTGCGATCCCTACGATTGGGGAAACCGAACTTGGACGGTTGCCCATGACTACATCGAATCGAACTACGATATCCTGAAAGACGGTGCCGTAATCGACGTAGAACACATCTTGGGCGAGACTACCAAAAAGAAGCGTTCCGAACGCTTCGATCAATACAATCCAATTACGAAGACTTACACTGTCGCATATGAACCTGAAACAGGAGATTGAGAACACGATGACTGACCGAATCACTAGCGCCAACCAAATCACGGCATTCTGCCATTGTCACAAGTGTGTTGAGGAATGGAAGGAAGGCAAGGCTCCAAACGAGTCACCATCGTCCTACGCGCGCCTGGACGTAGGATTCACACCCTATGGCTTGCAGGTTTGGTGCAATCGGCATGAATGCAATGTCCTCAACATTGATTTTCAGGGACAGAAGCATCCTGCCGTGACTTCATGAGGAAGAAAAGGAAACGGAATGACAAAGGAAGTTGTAAATTTCGGTCATGGCATTCTGACTTGGCCCGCCCGCGAACGCCGTACAGATCGATACGGGGCAGTCTATCTTATACAAGATGGGGCCGATTCCATGTCGTTCGGGGTGACGCCGAGTTTGGTCAATGAACTTGCCGCCGTGAGCAACGACGGTCGCCAAGGAACACTTGTGGCAACCGTGGTTGACGCCCGAGAAAGCACCCATATCGGTGACGTGTTCCGAGGGGTCTTTCCGCGCACGCCTCAGATCGGCACCAGGATTGTTTTGGGCTCGGGTAAACTGTTTAGCGAACCTGCCCACGACGGCGGGGTGATCATTGGCTTGCAACCCGAAGACGGGCGCAAGAAAGACTGGTTGGACATTCGGGCTCTTTACGACGCCCATGAGCAATTGGTTAATCTTGAGTTCTATCCCGAGGAAAGGAAGTCATGAAGAAAAGTGTATCGCGATTTGCCAGTGAATGGGGCCTGAAATTCTTAGAAGATTTTTGGGCCAACTTCTATGTTCAGGATCACCACTGTTCACTTTGCGGCAACACGGGTATCATTGACACCTCTGACGTGACGACGTCTGCCAATGTTCAGTGCGGGCGGAAAAATCTTTGCATCTGTCCTAATGGCCTTGCTCTACGCGAACAAGGCGTAACCACTGAGAGTATCAATGGAACCCACGTATGAAACCAAGACCTTTCATCTTGGCGACATTTTATCGATCACGACGCACAAGCTCTGTTCACCACATGGGATTCAGGGTGTGTACAACATCCTGAACTTCATGTTGTCCGCGAACATCTTCACGCACGAAATCCCATGGGCGACCGATATCTGCGCGCCCGAACTACTACGGCAGTTTCCCCAATTAGCCAACGTCAGCACGGATGGCCTGACTGAGGACACCTTTCAAGATTGGCTGGCCATGCAGGTTGCCGAGCACGGCATGTATCACGAAGTCAAAAGCCTGGGGAGAGTCCATGACCAATAAAACCATCAAGCTCGCGCCCCCTGCCTTTGGCTACAAACGGAAATGGATCAAGTGTAACAAGTGTGGAAAGGAATATTTTTATGACTATATTCCCTACTCACTTGCGTCCCCGTTACTGTGGTTGCCGTGCGGCCATGGCGTCGGGCAAAAGCTCCATAAGGTTTCGACCGAAATTGACGAACCATCTTGGGCGAAGTTAGCCCGCCGTCGCTGGCAATATCACCAAAGGAAGGTACTCAATGACGAAAGAATTGCTTGAAGAAATGGGCTACCTATTCCCGCGACAAGTCGCTGATGGAGAATGGATCGCCCTCTTTCGCTTCGTCTTCACCTGGGGTCTTGTGAAGGGTCTCGATGATGTTGGCTACAACGAACGCTGGTGTTATTCTAGTCTCAATGACGCACTTGTCGCAGTCGCCAATTGGGATGGTGAAGGCGATCCCCCTGGAAATTGGATCGTCAACAAACCAAGTCAACGGCAAGGTCCAGGAGCAACCGCAGCGAGGATACAATGACACGTGGACAGACAATTCAGGCGTTCATCGTTCTGGTAGTGTACTTTGTGATCTTCACGGCAATCATCGCGACGCTGCACTTGCAGACGCCTTGGAATTCTATCGGCGGCTTCTTCGCGGGCATGGCCGTCGCGAAGGTGTATCTGTTGCTCGCTAATGATGTGATCAAGTCATGACCGCGCCGCGCACCCTCTTGGACAAGTGGGGTCCGTCCATCGTCGATAAGGACTTAATGCCGACCGCTTACAAGGCGTTTGTCGAAAAGAAGTATGACGCGCGCAAATTTGTTTTTACCGATCAAGTTGCAGACATGATGGCTGGCCTTATGGTTGACCATCCGAATATTTTTATTGATAATCTGCAATTCGCTTTGCCGCCCTATCACGTGACTTATATTGAGTTTCCCATTGGCACCTTTCTCAATCGAATTGGGCAGCGATCTAATTCTTTGCTGGTAGAGAAGTATTACTCTGGCCTTAGTCGCGACAATCAAGCTGGTTATCTTATTGTCGGTCGCACAATTCACGTTCTTGTAGAGACCGAGGATGGTAAGATCAGTCTGTCACCTATGGTCTACAAGATGTATTTCGAAGGCACCGACGAATCCGTATCGCTTAAAGGTCTTCGCCCAATCATCATCACTAACCATGAAGGACCGCCAGTTCAAAAATTTATAGAAGGTGATGGAACACCTCGACAAGATGCCGACGAATGGCGGACTCTTGCTCAAATGCTTGGGTCAACAATGACCAATCCAAAATTTGAATTCACTCAAGAACAAGCCAACTTTCTGATGTTAAATCAAATTTGCGTCGAAGCTCCCGCAATAGAAGTTTTCGAAATGCGACATGGAGTGGAAGACAGCATACAAGCAATGATGGACGGTTCGATTGGTGAAGTTCGCAACATCCTCATGTGCTTGCTTTGGCTGAACCAACCGCGATTGATTGATATCGAGACAGTGCCCGCGGCGCGCGGCTATTACAAGGGCAAGTTCCGTCCGTATTCGGCGTATCACCTTGTCGATATCAAAAAGGAAGTGACGCGTCGGCGGGCTCTGAACGTCTTCCGCGAGCATTCCAAGCATCGCCGCCATGAGGTGCAGGCGTACTTCCGCAACTTCAACAAGCACGAAGGTTGCGAGCACCAATGGCCGCTCTACCCTGACCAGGACGGGCGTTGGGTGTGCCCGTCCTGTGGGCAATGGCGTGTACGTGTCAAAGAACATATGCGCGGCGACGCCTCGGTTGGCTTCGTCTCGAAAGACTACCTTGTCAAGTAGGTTATATCAGGAAGCTTTCCGTCAACCCGACTGCGGGTAATCTCCATGGCAATGCGAAGGCGTTGAAAAAAGAAAGTCAAGGGAAAACACCACCGCCCTTCGTCAATCAGGAAGTCAGCCCCTTCCCAACCGATGCGCTCGACAAGTTGGCGATCATCCTCATGAAGGATATGCATCAGAACGTTATAATAACGCGGATGCCGCCGAACCTGTCGAATGACGCGTTCTAACTCTGCCGCCACTTCCCGTCTCGAAACGTCAGCCATTGGATAAATACCTCTGTTCAATTAACCTAAGAGGAAACCCATGTTTCGTAATCGTTGGGGTCGTTCACGACCTGACTGGCGACGAAGACCATCGTTTGGTGGCACCTTCGTCGGAGGGCTCATTGCTGGCGCTGCCAGCGAGCTAGGAGCCAATCTCATTGATGCAGCTATGGGAGGGGAAGCCGAGCCCGTGGCCCCCCAACAGGCCCAAGCAACCCCTCCCGCCGTCGCGCCTGTGGTTGTCAATGTCAATGTACCAGCCACGGTGGCACCAACACCGACACCAAGCGCAAACACGCAATAAGAACGGTAGGGGACGGATTTCCGATACGCCCCCTACCTATCAGCCTTCAAGTTGTGAGAGTGACCAAAACAACTTAGGGCTGAATCTGTCGTCGCCATAGGGATTTGAAGATCAGTGTATAGCCTGAGTCTTCTAACGCCTGTTCTTTGACGATATCGCCGTCACTCCATTGATAGTCGAACACAGGCACCCCTAGCACTGTCGCGGGCAAGGCCCCAAGCGGCCAGCGCATCCATGACTGGTGTTCGGTATTGCTACCGACAATCCAACCCGCCTCAGATAACGCTACCGCCGTCTCGGGTGTCATGCCGCCTCAAGTTCCCGAACGGGAGGCGCGCCCAAGAGATTATCCAGATGGAAGGCTGTAACGATAGCCTCATGCCTGGATTGTTCCTCATGTTCGATAAATTGGTATATCCGCGCCACAACTTCATCCTTTGGCGTGGCACTCCCGCGATGATATTCGGACGGTGATGTGATTGATACGGCATCGGATACTTGGATACCAAAGAATTTAGCGATGGCCGTATAATCATAATGCCCGTCGTAATAAACGACGTGTCCATTGCGGGCTGTGAGGCCGCGCATCCCCACCATTTCCAACTCGTCAAAGACAAGGGTTGCGATAGCGCCCGCACAACCGCACTTCATGCTTCCGTCCGAATTATAATCAGCCCAGAACCCCAGATAAAAGGTGCCTGAGAAGTTGGCGACGGCCGAAGCCCATTTCTTCATTCGCTCGATATGCATAGTCACTCTCCTTTATGAGTGTGCTGCGATGACACGATCCAGCCGCCGAATGACGGCTTCGTAGCCTTGGTGATTGTTGAAGTGTGCGGATTCTTCCCCGTAACCCCATTCTGTCTTTTGAGGTTCAAACCCCAGGAAGCGGAAGAAGTTTATTTTTTGTGCCCGCGACCAGTTTTTATCGTGAACCCATGCGGCTCCATTGAGACAAAACGCATACCCGTGATGGAGGTCCACATAAGGAGTGCTTCCGTCCACCTCGCGCCCTAACGCGAAGGCACACCAATGAAAGCGATTTTGAAAGAGGGCACGAATGGCTCGGGCCAAGCCTAAATTGTCACCTGGGGCGATCTGAGGGAAGGAATGATACTTACCCTTGATGATGTTTGGAGAAGGTTCACTGTCGGGAACCAAAACGAAGTTGACGGGTATTGTCTGTGGTTCGATCCAACTTCTTAGTGCATCCATTGTGTCACTCTCCTATGTGGAACCAAGCGTTGACGAAGATTGAAACTCCAATAACGGCGGCGTAGATTAAGGCAAACCACTCAATGTCTTCCAATGGGATCATGCAACGGCTCCTTATACGGATTCTCAATGCCGAAGACCCAATCGATTGCGCGATAGAGTTTCGCCTTGAAGACTGCCCAAGCATTTGCGAAGTGATTACCAGTGGTGGAAGGAATCCAGCCGCGATCATTCTCCCAATCCAAGGCGAGAACGATTCGTGCTTTTTCATTTTCGGTGAGTGTTTCGGCTTTTGGCCCCCAGATCACGTAGCGCGAATCGAGACCCGTTGCTTCATCACGTTGCCGCAATTCTTCAACAAAGCTCATTTCCACATTCCGCGTAGGTCTTGCTACCCTCATGCCCCCTCAGTGCGCAAGCGTATAACCCGCCTCGCGCACGCCCCAATGCTGTGTCTGACTCTGTGCCCATTCACAAAGAGAAACGGCGACCACGTCATAGGCGCGATTGCCGTTCTCTGTCCAAAAGAAATGCGTTGTTGGTCCGAAGTGTTGGATGAAAGAAACTACACCATCGCCACGCGTAAGGCAATCGTTAAGATAAACGTAGGCGTTATAATGTTCGGAGAAGCCGTCGAACCGTATATTTGCACTAACCATCCAATCGTTAGGCCGATCCGCCTTGACCAGGGAAAGCGTAGAGGAATCGCCCTGGACGTTGGACGCGAGGCTGATCCATTCGGCGTTGGCGGCAGGCGTCAACATCGTTTCGACGGGTGTGATGCAAAGCACGGTCATAAAGGCATAGACGTGGGCGCGCATGGAGACCCCCTATATATCGGTGTTCGATATTACAGAACCTCCATGATCCCAAACCCGACAACTATGGCAATAACAAGGAAGCACCAGGGGTTGACAAACGCCGCATTTTGAAGAAGCACGTCAAGCATAGTTTCACCTCATGGCCGCGGCAAAATTCTGGACCTGTATGAGTTCCCCGCGTTCCGTCTGTTGAACCGAGTAGTGCAAAGATAACGGCGTTCCGAAACGTTTGTCAACAATGCTGTCCATGTACGCCATGAGCATTGCCAGCGTCTGATTCATTTTAGGCGCATTGTCTTCGTTGGCCAGTTCGATAACCAGTGCATATAGCGTGTTAGAAATATCGCCATTAGTCACCGCGTTACCGATGCCGACATATATTCCGTAATGCATGATTTTTTTCAGCGCTTGCGGATCGAACGTGGCTGTAAGTTCACATTCATAGCGTTGAATGTTATCATTGTAATCGACGGCATGGGCGACACTGAATGTAACGGTGGTGTTGACTACTGCAACTGCCTCTCGAAATGAATCAACCAACTGACGGTTTAATTGCGTCGTGGTGTCGTTTTTAGTCCTACCAGCGGCTTTATCCGCCGCCGTTGGAAAGTCTGCCAACCTATTCACGGCGGTAGGTAAGTCCTTGATTGATGTAATACCAAGGACTTTACAATTGAAAAACTGTTGGCACAGTAAGATTTCTCGCACCTGATTGACAGTCGCGTCGGTCTCACATTCGGTTGCCCAGGCGGGTGTTACAAATAGCAGTGCAATCAGCGCAAGAAACTTTATCACTGTGAACCTCCAGTCATTTTTCCAAGTCCAATTCCCGCTTCACACAGAGCTTGCGCCGCCCGATCAACAGACGAATTTCCATCGTTCGTCCAATCAAACGATCTACCGCCGTCATAAGCTTTTGCGTCTGTTGCCCGAATGATTAACTTACCCTTTTGTGGACCCATGCATTGATGAAGCGAAGCATAAATCTCAAACGGCGCGCGGTACATCGCTTCATCTGTCTTGCGATGCCCCACAACTTTGAACAACCCATAGATCAGCGTATCGTTGCCATAGGCTTCATTTATGAGCTTAACCGACTGAGTGTCGCCCAATAAAAGGTTGCCATTCGGATTTTGGGAAATAGGCTGCCAATTCTCAGCTACGGCAGGCGTAACAAGAAATAAGCATAGTAAAAATACCAATAGTTTTTTCATAACACAAAGTTCTCCTTTGTGTCTAATATACGTCAGTCAAGTAGTTTTTCAAGTATTTACTTATGGTAAATTTGGTTTCATATCAAGCAATTCCCGTAATCACCCGAACCATCATCGGATTCAGACGGTGGAATCGAGTCGCCCGCATTACTCGATGATGGCGATGCACTAAATTGATTGGTATAGTCTTTTGGCTTAGAGCTTGTCTCGGCTTTACCTTGTGGAGGTTCAGGCTTCTTCCGATCCAGGATAGCGCCATTGGTATTCTTTTGCGCATTAGGATCAGCGGCTTTGACTTGCGGTCCTGATGGCTTCTTCCTATCCAGAATTGCGCCATTGGTATTTGTCTGACGGTTGGCAACTCCTTCACGCGCCGTATGCACGCGTTCCTTCATATCCTTATGAGGAAGCGCACGACTGAGAATAGCGCCATTCATCGCCTTTTGCGCATTGGGATCATGATGTTCATGATCGCCAGCCATGGCTACCCGTTGCTTGAATTGAGCATGAGTCATACGATCAAGAATTGCACCATTACCCGCGCGATTGGTCGTAACGGGTGTGACGGGTTTCAATGCCGACTTGAAATCTGTATCCGCAATTGCTTTGCCAAGTCCGAATAATGAAGAATTGGGATCAGTTCGGGTAGTATGAACGCGATCCTTAAATTGTTCATGAGTCATTGAAGTAGGATGTTCGACGGCAACAGGTGTTGTTGGAACTTCTACCTTTGTGGCATTGGGTGTTGTTACTTCCTTAGGTGGAAGTGACGGACTATAGAAATCATATTGATTGGTTGGCATAGAAGTAACTAAAGCGCCTTGATTGCCGCCAATCGAACCAAATCTGTTAGGGTTTTTTGGATCAAACGTATTGACGATAGTGACGTGCGATCCTGCATTCCCTGTGCGCCCGTCACCCAAACTCGAATGAAATTGCGGTTTTCTCACCGCAATATCTCCAGGGTGTGGACCATTAGGATCAAGTACCCCGTAGTTTCTCCAATTGGACGCAAGTTGCGGGTTCTTAGGTGGAGTACCGCCAGCCGCTGTAATAACCGAGGCTGCAAATTTTCCACACCATGCCCCAGATTTTGGATAGCCTTGTTGAGCCATAAACTGTTCAACTGCGCCTGGACCTTTGGCAGTTGCGATCTGGCGTGCAGTTTCGACAATTCGATTGGGAATACCATGCACAAGTTTGGCAGTTTCTGCATCAGCAATAGCTTGCGCACTCTTTTTTGACCCTGCCAAAATTTTGGCGATCTTTCCTTTCGGGCCTTCGATCTTGTTCATTGCTTGAAGTGAAGTGAATTCACCCTCTTTTTGAACAGGATGGGTACGTTCGAATTCAGCGTCACCAGCACGCATTCGCGCTGCCCAATCACGCCCCTTCTTTCCCATGAAGAAGTAGTTTTCACCTGAGGCTACGATATGCCCACCATGATCGGGTTCAGCCATATATTCTCGACTACCAGGGTCAGTTAACATGCCTTGATCGGTACGGAAATCAATAGCGTTGGAACCACCTCTGACTTTTGCAATGGCGTCTTCACCCATTGCTCTTTCTTTTTCTGACAATGGGCGCGTAAATGCGCGATCACCACGATTAATAGGACCATAAAAACCATCGTGAAGTTGTTGTTCCAGTGATTTGTATCCATGCATATCAGCACGGTTCACCATGGACTCCAAGACTTCTGACATGGATTGGGAACTCTTGCCATTCTCTGAACGGATCGAACGCATGACTTCATCACGAAGCTTTGGATTCTTATCCAATTCATCGAAGAAATGAGAACGTTGCTCGGCAAGAAAACGTGAACTTCCAGACCCGCCTGATGGTCTAGGCTCAAGAGTATCTTGCAATGCGTTTCGCTTAGGGTCTACTTTTGTCGGCGCGGGTGTATAATCTCCACCTCCTGCACCACCGCCACCGCCACCACGCGCTCCAGGATGACCACCACCTAGAAGTCCGTTGCCGAACTCGCTAAATCCAGGACCAAATCGTCCACGCAGGGACTCGGCACCAAGCGGTACAGCATTGTGAAACCCTTCCATTTGACCCATGCGTTGGCCAAGACCGAAAAGTCCTGGAGTGCTTGTGGTTTGTTGTTGGCCGCCCGCAAAGAAACTACCAACCTTTGATCCAAGGTATCCCAAGACAGACTGATTGTTACCAGTCGCTGTCTCAGACATGCCGCCGACAATACTATCTTTGGGATCGGCCGTCGCTTTACCACTTCCGCCACCAATACCGCTGCCCTCTTTGACAGCCCATTCGATACGGTCGGCTTCGATGCGAAGGACTTTAGCCTTGAGCAAAAGACGGTTGGCCGCCTGAACCTTGATAATATCGCCTGCGATATATCTTAAGGGAAGTTGTAAGTCTTCGTCTTTTTCGGGTTTATTCTTGTTGGCTTCAGCTTCACGCATTCCAGCAAGGTTGTCGCGAGTTTCCGAGCCTGTAAACTTTTCCCACCATGAGTGTGGTTTGCCAGCCCGTTTGGCATCGCCCCAGACGTTGAATAGGGGGTCGAACGCGCCGCCTTTATACAGTTCATAAAGAGACACGAGACCGACAACCCATGGAAAGGCTCGGGTGACGGTACTCAATATCATCGGGGCAAGTTTAGTGGCCCCTTTGTAGAGAAGATAATCCTCAAAAAGGTTTTCAATAACGCTTTTGGTAATACTTCCCGCGTCGTCTTTCTTGACTACTTTAGCGGGTTCGGATTTTTGGGAAACGTCCTTTGATAGGGCTAACTGTTCTTGATTTTTTTTTAATTGTTCGGCAAGGTCGTCATTCCTTTTCGACTTCGCGAACATTTCATCGATTTGGCGATCTTGGTCATCGATGCGCTTTTGCAGCGCTTCCATGTTATCGTCAAAGGTCTCAAGTTGAGTGTTGACCTGACTGACGATCTTCGATTGAGACTTGACGCCCTCGCTGAGAATATCAGCAAGACCCTTCTTGATGTTCCCTTCAAAGAGGGTGAATTTGCTATCGAGCCCAATCATGAAATTGGAGACGACCGCAAATTGTTCCTGAATTACATCGAAGTTGCTTTGAATGTTGTCGGATTCAACGCTTACGTCGATAAGTTCGTGTGACTGATCATTGATCTGGTCAGCCGCACTTTTGCCGATACGACGCCAGCGTTGATTGACACCGATCTGCGCAAGGATACGGTCATAGGCATAGGTTGCGCCCTGAGTGATATAGGCTTGCCCTGGAGCCTCGACACCTGATGTAGAGACTTTGACTGCCGTCTGTGTTGGAATGACGGGCGGGGTGACGACAACTTTTGGAGCCTTGGCCGTAGTCGATTTAGGGGCTTCAACGGGTTTCGTGTTGAAGACCATTCCTGCAAGCGTCTTAAGGCCAGAACCAAGGGTATTAGGCACGTTCTTTCTTCTTTTCTTCGGCGTTGATCATGTCAATGTACATGTCACGTTCCCAAGGCATCATGTTCTCAATTTCTGGAATCGAGAAGTTATACATGAGCTTCATCATGAAATGATTTTTGTAGTACAGTTGCAGCGAATTGCGCTGCATTAAAAGGTAAAAAAATCGTTTAACTTCGTAAGCGGAATTGCTTCCTCTTTTCCTTCCTCATTTTTGAATTTTACTTCATAGAATATATGAGGCATGTTTTCAAAAAACTTGAAGACCTTACCATACACGTCAACGGGCAGGTTATCGATGAAGGTCAAGGCTTCTTCACGCGTGGCTTCGTTGAAGTTATAGATTTTATCCTTTTCGGCGTAACTTTCGAAACAGTTGAACATCAATTCCTCAATCAGCTTTTCCGTGCTGGTCACATCCTGTAACTCGGGCGATTCATACAACTTGGCTTCGGGATACTTCAGCGTTATGGCTTGATCCTTACCAAACTTGATGACCTTATCAACACCCTCGGGAAACTTGACTTGAACCTCAGATAAGTTGACGATCTGTTCATAGGGTTTGCCGTTCTTTTCGACCGTGACCTTGATGGTCGGATCGATAGAGTTCGACCGTATCTGAATGAACAGGTAGTCGATATCGAATAGCGTCAGATTGTCGATATCAACCTTGTCACCGATGCAGTTCTGAACAATCTGTTTGACGGCCAACATGACGGCCATGGCGTCGGTAGATTCCTTGGCCATGAGAAGTATCTTTTCTTCCTTCACCAACATGGGCCGTAGTTTGGCCTGTTTCTTGGTGGATGGTATGGTCACGGTGAATAGCGGATGAGTCAGAGTAGGTAGCATTAAATCTCCAAATTATTATTTCAATGGTGGAAGCGCAGGAACCGTAGGTAAGGCGTTTTGGACAGGAGCTTCGTACCAGTCGTTGTAAGCAAATTGCACGGGCAGGCGCATGATTGAGTTGAGTTCCCCCCAACCAAGACGAATGTCGCCAATGGCCTTGGGGAAGGCGTCTCTCATGATAATGTGTTTGATGACATTGCCCATGGGATCGAATATGTAGACACCCACATCGGCCACAAAGTTGTCGCGATACTCCAATTCGTTTTGGGATGCGCCGTTTGGACCTGATTGCGCCAACGGACCATTCTGTCCATTACGATTGATAATCAGGTTCATCCAATCGGCAAAGAATTGCCAGTTGGCAGCGTTGGTATCGAAGAAGATATCAACCCCAAGCTCGGCAAAGGCATTGAGTAAGGCGCGCGTTTCGTAATTGCCGTAACCGTAGCGTTGGCCTGGATAGGTTTGAATTTGCACACCAGGAAGGGCCGCGACTTCGCACCAGTATTCGAGTGTCTTGACGGTTGTCAGCATTCCCTGTCCAGCCGTCGTCAACCCCTGTGGAACGCTAAATTCCACCAGGAACAGGTTGGGGCGGGCGATGTTCAGTTCGTTGATCGCCGCCCGAAAGACGTTGATATTAAAGCCGCGATGCGTGTCTATGGCCATTAGATTCTAAGTGTCTCGACTGCGATTGTTACGTCGGTTGGATCGATAAGCATGACGTTATTTTTCGAAGCCAAAATATCCTTGTCGGCTGGCGAGACATAAATCTTCAGGGCCGAACCGTCATAGTTGGTCAAGGAAAAGTCTTTTAATGAGACAAAACCGTTTTTGTAATCGACCGTGCCAACACTAACCACAACGATTTTGTTACCTTGTTGAGGTTTGACGATGTTGAGTACGCCATTGCCGTCGTCTTCGATTGTGCAAGTCTGATTCTGGAATGTGAAGGATGATGACCAGACGGCTTTGTCGTCAATCGCGGGGTAAATCTTGTTTTTTGCGGGAATGTCAGACTCGATGGCGATTCCGAAGTTGATATCGAAGTTGTTCGACTTGGTAAGCGACGGGTTGACCTTCTTGTAGACCGCAACATTGGTGATGTTCGAAATGATAGAAGTATCCGCATTGTCGATTGCCTTGGAGAAAATCGAGTTGCGAAAGATCACATTGAAGTCGTTCAGGTTGACCTTGTTAAAGCTATTGATTGTATCTGCGACAATGGCCTTCATGCGGTTGGCTGAGTTCGTCGTGACGTTGATGTTGTAACGAATAAGCGTATCGATGGCCAAATACATGAAGTCGGCATCAATGAACTGCGGATCAATCGAGAACGGCGCGCGGGACTTCAGAAACGAAAAATACTGATCCCGCTTGGAGTCGGGCAAGCCGTCCACATCCTTGATATCGATGGCGATGAACACCTTACCGAAGATGGGCGGATCGAGTTCTTCACCGCCATAGACTGCGACGGCATTGATTTCGGGAAACTGTTGCTTTAGCGCGACTTCGTAATCGGTTGCTGTGACTGTGCGTTCCTGAACCTGATAACTACGGGGCGCGTAGTATTTGATGGACTCATTTGTTTCAGCGTCAGTTCCATTATTGGATGCTTCGATGACTTCAATGGTTGGAGACCCTGTAAGCTCTGCAACTCCAGTAGGGTCAAAATCAACGCTAAATTGTTTAGCGCCATTACCCTCGCTGCCTTTTGAAATTCGATAATCAAAGGCGATAGCCGCTCCAAACTTTGGTCTACGGCCCAAGATATTATCGCCAAATATAACTTCATAACTTCCTGTCTCACTTGTTTGCACAAAGAACACCTTACTGAACTCGTCAAGGTCCAGAAGGGTCATTGCTTGTTTGTATACGTCACCAACGGTTGAACCATCCTCGAATACCGTGACAGTCAATGACGTGGTATCGATGTTGGGATTGGTGATTTTGAATCTTTGATCGGTTTGAGTGTAAACGTAGGGATCACGAACATAGACGCCTTCGTAGATATCCGTGGTAAACGTGTAGTTCTGATCAACCGACGATACGACGATGGTTTCGGGGGTTGAGAAGGTCAAGGCTGTTGACTTGACGATGGTTGATAGTTGCGCACCCTTGGGAATGATGTAAGGGGCTTGGTCACCCGTCGCCGTGAAATTGATGGTCACCGATGCCTTGGCGCTCCGCATCGAGCGCGGCAGGTAGTTCAGTTCCTTGGCATGGGAGAAGATGCTTGAACGCAATTGTGCCGAGTCCAACCAGCGTTCCGAGAATGCCATATTGAGAAAGAAGGCATTCTTGAACGTGTTGTACGACATAACGTCAAGAAGGATGTTGATATCAGAACCCTTGAAATCATAGTCTTTGAAAATGTCCTGAGTACGGAGGTAATTTCGAAAGTCATTGAGTAGTGCGCCCTGATCTAAGTCAACAAGATTTATTGAAGTAGAAACGTTATTAGCAGCCATTTAATTCTTTTCTTTTTTGTTTTATTTTAGACAACAGCGGCCGTCACCTCACGCGACTTAGGGTAAGGTTTAGGGTAAAAACTTGAGTTGGAATATTTATGATGGAGTAGGAAATGCTGATGTTGTAAAGATCAGCATTAGGATTGCCGACAACTGTGCAATCGATGTTACCAACGCGCGGTTCATTGTTCTTGATGGTCGTCACAACTTCTTCCTTAAGGGAAGTTTCGGTCACATCATCCATCGGTTCGAACAGAAGCGAGTACAGACGCGATCCACATGCCGCATTGTAGAAACGTTCACCGCGTTGGGTCAGAAGCAATGTCTTGATGGACTGCTTTACGGCGTCTTCGTTGGTAACGCGCGCCAGATAGCCTGTTATAGGGTTGAGTGCGAAATTGGTAGTGAAGTCGCTGTAGGCTTCGATTTGTTTGGTTTTGATCGTAAATCGATCACCTCGGGTTACCATTTACTTTTTCTTTATCTCTTTATTTTCCCAATGTACGCACGTGTCCCATTCTTCAATTGGTTTCGGGAAGGGTGAATGCCCGCACTTGCCGTATCCAGTGTCATGGTTGATCCAACTGAATTTGCAGTTATGGCAGGCCGTTATTTTGTTGGCATCGTGTAGGAGTTTTCGCGCAAGCTTGCTTGGTTTAGGTTTGCTCGTAGGCATACACGTTATCGCTACCTTCCGCCGTTTCGTCTTCGCTACCTACGTGCTCTAAACCGTCTACTTTCGCTAAGTCGGGTGTGTGAACGATAACGGGTTTACCTTCAATGAAGACCGTTGATTTGGTGGGAATGAGCCCGCCGTCCGCATGAGTGTTGGGGTCATCTTTGACCGCCCATAACTTACCGTTCACGAAGACTGTTGATTGTCCGACGACAACGGTTGTTGCGTCACAGGCCCTTAGATCGCCGTCGCGATGTGCCTTAGGCATTATGCTTTCTCCTTTGCATGGTACCCTTCCATCATCATGAGGAAAGGAACTATCTTCTTTTTTGG